CTAAAGATACCACTGGCGTATCTTCCGACTCTATCGTGGCTATGCCATCAGCTAAGAATACTCACGTAATGAGAAATATTGAGGCTTACCTTGATATTGATGCGTTAGTAGCAGCAGGTGGTAGTTTCTCAGACGGAGACATTTTTCAGGTGTTAGAAATCCCTGCAAATACTCTAGTCCTAAACGCAGGTGCAGAAGTGATGAAAGCATTCACAGGCAGTTGTACTCTAGACATGGACTTTGCAGCAGGAGATGACATTATTGATGGTGCAGATATAACCTCTACAGGTTTTTGTGCAGCAGGTAGTAATGGTCAAACTAATACTATTGTGGGAAGTGCGGCTTCAACTTACACTCAATTTGTAACTACTACAGATACTATTGATGCTAAGATTGCAGGTGCTGCTCCAGCCACAGGTAGACTTAGAATGTATGCCACTGTTATTGATTTAGCAGGTCATGGCTTAGATGATAAGCCTGACGAAGTCGATAGAGACCAATTAGCTTAAAAGCGTAATCATGGGGACAATTAACTTTGTCCCCTATTATTTAAAACAATATGGCACAAACTTATCTTACATTAACAAATTCAGTGCTTGCACGAATTAATGAAGTACAACTAACCTCGTCTACTTTCTCAAGTGCACGGGGTATTCAAGTTCAAGCCCAAAATGCAGTTAATGAAGCTATAAGATATATCAATCAAAAAGAATTTAGTTACCCATTCAATCATGCCAGTAATAGCCAAGTGCTAGTCCCAGGCACAGTAAAGTACACTGTACCAACTTCTACTAAACACATTGACTATAATACAGCTAGAATTGTAAAAGATTCAGACTTAGGCACATCTGGATTAAACTTAAGTACGTTAGCCTATAACGAATATATTGCTAATAATGTTGAACAAGAAGATGACATTGTAACAACAACAACTAGCACCACACATACAGACAGTGTTACAACTATAACTGTAGCAAGTACATCAGGATTTGATTCTTCAGGCACATTACATATAGCTAATGAACAAATTACTTATACGGCTATAGGGTCAAGTACCACATTTACAGGATGCACTAGAGGGGCTAATAGTACAACTGCAGCTTCTATAGCTAGTGGCGTACAAGTAGCACAGTTTACTGGTGGTGGAGTACCTAGTCACATAGTAAGAACACTAGATAATAATTTTATATTATATCCTTTTCCAAATAAAGGTTACACATTAAAGTTTGATTACTTTACATTCCCGTCTGATTTATCAGCACATGGAGATACAACAACAATACCAGATAGATTCGCCCCAGTGATAGTAGATGGGGCAACTGCATATGCTTATCAATACCGTGGAGAAATAGAGCAGTATCAATTAAATTTTGCTAGATTTGAACAGGGTATAAAAAATATACAGACTTTACTTGTTAATAAGTATGAGTATGTAAGGTCAACAGTAGTATTAAGACCAACAAGTATGGCAGGATATTTTAGCACTGAAACAACGACATAATGGCAGACTTATCAAGAGTACAACCTATAGCATTTAACTGCGAAGGAGGGTTAATTTTAAATCGTTCTACGTTTATGATGCAACCAGGGGAAGCATTAGAGTTAGAAAACTTTGAGCCTGATATAGAAGGCGGCTACAGACGTATAAATGGTTTTAGTAAATATGTAACTGCTGTTGTTCCTCAAACAAGTGACTCTAGTGAAAAGGTCTCAATGGTTGCTACATTTGCAGATGTAGTGTTAGCAGCTCGAGGAGAAAAGATATTTAGTGCAACGCCTGGAGGTTCTTCATGGACAGAAAGAGATACAGGTAGAACAAGTGCTGGTAAGTATGCATTTGAAAGGTACAACTTTGATGGCAATAGTAAAATAATAGTTGTTGATGGAACTAATGCACCAACTATATTTAATACTTCATTAGCAGCCACAGATGTAAGTGAAAGTTCTGTAGCAGGCTCTAAATTTATTGTAGCGTTTCAAAACCATATGTTTTACGCAGGTAAGTCTACAACACCACAAACACTAATATTTAGTGTGCCATTTGACGAAGATGACTTTTCCTCAGGCAGTGGTGCTGGAAGTATAAAAGTTGATGATACTATAACAGGACTTAAAGTATTCCGTGATAATTTATTTATATTTTGCGAAAATAGAATATTTAAAATGTCAGGAACATCATCTGCTAACTTTGCTGTAACAGCAGTAACAAGAGATATAGGATGTATCAACGGAGATACAATTCAAGAATTTGCAGGTGACTTAATATTTCTAGGACCTGATGGATTAAGAACAGTTGCTGGTACTGCAAGAATTGGTGACGTTGAATTGGGAACTATAAGTTCTAATGTGCAGTCTGTTTTTGATGATAATTTATCTAGTGCATCAGAATTTGATAGCGTGGTTATACCTGATAAAACACAGTATAGAATATTTTTTACTAAAGCAAGCCAAGCTGCAGGCTCTACCCAAGGAGTTATATGTGTTATGAAAGGTCAAAATTTTGAGTTTTCTAAAACTAAGGGCATAAAACCTGCGTCAACAGATACTTTTGTATCAGCAGGAAATGTTATAATACTGCATGGTGATTATGCAAATGGTTTTGTTTATAGACAAGAATCAGGCAACACATTTGATGGCACGCAAATAAATGGTAAGTATAGAAGTCCTGATATGACTTTTGGTGATGCAGGCATACGAAAACATATGCAACGTGTTATTGTTAACTATGAGCCAGAGTCATCTATAGATGCAGATTTATTTGTTAGATATGATTATGAATCTAAAGAATCAACAAGACCAGCAGCTTATCCTTTAGACTCAGAAGATATTGCAGCTATATATGGAACATCTACCTATGGTGTATCTTCTACATTAAAAGCTACATATGGTGGAGCATCAAGACCTTTACTTAGACAATCAGTCGAAGGGTCAGGTTTTGCTGTCGCACTAAGAGTAAATGATGGTGGTACAACTGCACCATACTCACTAAAGGGATTTCAGTTAGAATATCAAACAGGAGCTAGAAGGTAAATGGGAGCTACTTACACTAGACAATCATCTTATACTGACGGAGACGTAATAACTGCCGCTCATACCAATGATGAGTTTAATCAGTTATTAGCTGCCTTTGCATCAAGCACAGGGCATACACACGATGGTACAACTGCAGAAGGTGGTCCTATTACTAAACTACTAGGTAATACACTTACCTTTGGTGCAGGAACTGCAGGAACAGATATAACAATAACATTTGACGGTGAAACATCAGATGGTGTTTTACTATGGAAAGAAGACGAGGATTATTTTGAATTTAGTGATGACATACTTATTGCTTCTACAGAGAAGCTACAATTCAGAGACACAGCTATATACATCAATTCAAGTGCCGATGGACAACTTGACCTTGTAGCTGATACAGAAATACAACTTGCAGCCACTACAGTAGACTTAAATGGTAACTTAGATGTATCAGGGTCTATAACATTAGGTGGTACTGCAATCACATCTACAGCAGCAGAATTAAACATATTAGATGGAGTTACCTCTACTGCTACAGAACTAAATGCATTAGACGGAATAACATCTACAGTAACAGAACTAAATATAATTGATGGAGACACAAGTGCTTCATCTGTAACAGTAGCAGATGCAGACAGAGTTGTACTCAACGATGGTGGTACAATGAAGCAAGTAGCAGTCACTGACTTGTCTGCTTACTTTGACGATGAAATAACTGCAATGCCTAACCTTGTAACTGTTAGTACATTAGATAGTGGTGCTATTTCAAGTGGATTTGGTAATATAGACATAGGTTCCAGTAACTTAACTGCGACAGGAACTATATCTTTAGGTGCTGCATCTTTTAATGACAACAATATAACTAACGTAGGAAGTATTCAGTTAGATAGCATTGCAGGTGATGCAGACACAAACACTAGCATAACTTTCTCAGGCTCTGATGTTATAACAATGGCAACAGGAGGTACAACTGCTCTTACAATAGACTCAAGTCAAAACGTAACAGTAGCAGGTGACTTAACAGTATCAGGTGATGATATCACTATGAGTACTAATACTTCAGGTAACTTACTTATTGCAGATGGAACAAACTTTAATTCTGTAGCAGTAGGGTCTTTATCAGAGATATCTACAGTAGCTAACGATGATGTATTCCTAGCAGTAGACACTTCAGGTGGTGGTCTAAAGAAAGTAACAAGAAGTACAATCGTATCAGGATTAGCTGTCGGTGGTGTTGCTTTATCTAACGTAGTAGAAGACACTACTCCACAACTAGGTGGTGATTTAGATGTAAATGGTAATGGTCTAGTATCTACATCCAATGGTAACATTGCAATTACACCAAACGGAACAGGTGTTGTAAGATTAGATGGTAATGTAGATATACAAAGTGGACTGATTGACCTAAAGAACAGTGGTGCAGTCTCTAAGATTAAGTTCTACTGTGAATCAAGTAACGCACACGCACAGACAGTACAAGGTGCTCCACACTCAGAGAGTGCATCTAATACATTAACACTACCAAGTACAGGTGGTGATGCTCGTTTAGTATCAACAAGCTCAACTGCCACACTAACAAACAAAACATTAACAACTCCTGTTATAGCAGAAATAGATTCAGGTTCTACTATAACATTAGATGCTACCACAGACATTGTGCTAGATGCAGATGGTGGCGATATATTCTTTAAGGATGGTGGCACAACATTTGGTAGTGCAACTAATACTAGTGGCAACTTAATAATTAAATCAGGCACTACAACTGCAATGACATTTGATGGTGCTAACGTAGCATTAGCAGGTAACTTAACAGTTAATGGTACTACTAGCACAGTAAATAGCACAACAGTCACAGTAGATGACCCAATTTTTACATTGGGAGGGGACAGTGCTCCAGGGTCAGATGATAACAAAGACAGAGGTATAGAGTTTAGATATCACACAGGTTCTGCAGCTAAAGTAGGTTTCTTTGGATTTGATGACAGTGCAGGTAAGTTTACATTCATACCTGATGCAACAAACTCATCAGAAGTATTTAGTGGTACAGCAGGTACAATAGTTGCTAACATTGAAGGTAACGTAACAGGTAATGTGACAGGTAACACAAGTGGTACTGCTGCTACAGTTACAGGTGCTGCTCAGTCTAATATAACATCACTAGGTACACTAACAACACTAACTGTTGACAATGTAATAGTCAATGGCACTACTATAGGTCATACAGATGACACAGATTTAATAACACTCGCTGATGGTATAGCAACAGTTGCAGGGGAGATATCTGTAACTACACTTGATATAGGGGGTACAAATGTTACCTCAACTGCTGCAGAGCTTAACATACTTGATGGTGTTACATCAACTGCAGCCGAGTTGAACATATTGGATGGTGTAACATCAACTACTGCTGAACTAAACATTCTTGATGGTGTGACTTCAACAGCAACAGAATTAAACATCATGGATGGTGATACATCTGCTTCTTCTACAACATTAGTAGATGCAGATAGAGTGGTAACAAATGATAATGGCACAATGAAGCAAGTAGCGTTATCAGATGTTAAGACATATTTAACTAGTGCAGGGTTTACAACGGATGACCCAACAGCACTTGCAATTGCGTTAGGATAATATTATGGCAAATACATTTAAAGTAAGCACAAGGGATGTTGCACCTGCAAGTGCAGGAACTTTTGAGGAGATATATGATTGTCCAGATAACACCACTGCTGTTATCATAGGATTAAGTCTTGCAAATGTTCACACAGCACAAGTTACAGCTTCTGTTAAATTAGTAAGTACAACAAATCAATCAGGCTCAACACAAAACACTACAGCACATCTTGTAAAGGACATACCCATACCTGTAGGTTCTACAGTAGAGATTATGTCAGGCAACAAGATTATCTTAAATGCTGATGACAGAATAAGTGTAGACTGTTCTGTAGCAGACAAAGTTTCAGTTATACTAAGCTATATGGAGATAACATAAGATGCCATACATAGGTAATGCTTCAGCGAATAGATTCGTAGCATCTAAAGCTGCCACACAGTTTTCAGGTGATGGGTCTACAACTGTTTTTACACTTGACCATTCAGTAGGGTCTGACGAAGATATACTTGTATCTGTAGATGGTGTTATACAAGAGCCTTCTGTAGCATATGCAGTGAGCAACGGAACAACCCTCACATTCACTGCTGCACCATCAAGTAACTCTGGTAATAATATATTTGTTTATTATTTGTTTAGAACTGTGGCTACAGTTGACCATCCATCTACAAGTGCTTTGAGTGCAACGAGTGGTACGTTTAGTACAGACTTAACAGTATCTGGAAATACTGG